GACCTTCTAACCGGGGATACCTCAGCATGGGTGACATTGGACTGTAAGGCCCTTTGTTGCATCGTGCTGGGGCGTCCCGTTGGCGACCACAAGTCGCCAATTGGCCGTTGACGGACACTGCTGTAGGCTGCCGACCTGGCAGCCGTTAATCAACAGTGTCTTCTTCCCTTGTCGTCGTGAGACGCATAGGGTTGCCGCGCAGCCGCGCGGACGTCGGTGACCGACGGTGCTCCTTGGAAAAGAGCAAGGTGGCCATCGGAGGTTCACAACCTCCTTAAACTCCTTAATAAGGGTTGAAATATGGCTATACCAGTCACAGGTCCCTACTCGAAGAGTATCTCGATGAAGGGTCCGCCCAACTTGTACGGGTTCAAACCCGATCACCTGCTAATAACACGCAGGTGGTTTCGTCAGACGAAGCCTCACAACCTTCCTCTCGAGTACAGTTTCACGCAGAATCGTATCTTGCAGTACTACTCGCAGGATCCGACTACGTATCAGAGCATCTCTTCAGGTGTCTGGTACGTGAATTCGACTTACACGAAGTTCTCCGACCCGCTTTACAACCGGGTTTACGAGAAATTTCGTGAGAAGGTGTACGGGGCTTCGGCCCAGTTAGCCAACGACTGGATCGAGCGACAACAGTTGCTTGATCTGGTCGAGTCGAGTTTTATGCGTGGCGTGCGTGCTGTGAAGTACGCTCGTCGTGGTCAGTTCAGCAAGGCAAAGCGTGAGCTTAACCTTGGTGGTCGTATCTCCGGGCGTCCACGTGAGTGGCGTTCCGGAGCGAAGACCTTGGGTGGTGATTGGCTCCAATATTGGTTTGGCCTATCCCCCCTCTGGGCAGACGTTCAGCGGGCGACTGCTCTCCTTTTAGGAGAGCTGCCGTCCATCCGGGCCACCGCCGGCGCTAAGGAGGTAAACTCCTATCGCGAGGTGTCCGGGTCAGGCTTTGCTCACCATGTAGTTGACTTTCGAGTCGAATGCAGGCAGAGGCTTGACGCGCAGGTTAAGATCTTAAATCCGAACCTGTATTTAGCTGAACAATTGGGTGTTGTGAACCCCCTATCGTTTGTGTGGGAGGCTGTCCCTTTCTCCTTCTTGGTTGATTGGGTTGGGAACATTGGTGATGTTCTCTCGGCCATGTACGGTTTTCCAGGCGTGAGCCTGGTGAACGCCAACCGAACCCTGTTCGTGTTGTCCACGCAACTCCACAAGTATGACCTCCACCCCTCGAAAGAGATGTGGACTGGTGAGAACGTGGTTATGAACCGAATTGTCGGCTCCCCTCCAGGACCTTCACTGAGGTTTTCGGTGCCTAAGGCACTTTCTCCAACACGCGCTGCAACTGCGGCGTCTCTGTTGGTTCAGCACTTAAAGACGTGAGTTACGTCTTGTGCGATCCTTAAAGGAAACTAACCATGCCTGCTTTGGCAAACATCACCGTCAAAAAGAACGACGGTATCACGGACATCATCTACACCGGCCTCGTGCCGGCATCCGGTGATCGTTCGAGCGCCTTCTGGCGCTGTGAAGCGGTCGGAAGTGCCGCGGCGTTCCGTCCGACGCTGTCGCTTGCCTCGAGGCCTAACGGCCCGGGGACGGCGCGACGTCTGGACGCCGTGTACACTTTTCCGGTCACTGTCACTGGTACCGACGGCATCACCCGTGTCGTGGATAAGGCCATCATCACCTCCAGCGGCGTTCTGCCACTGGGGATGGCCTCTGCGGACGTCAATGAGGCTGTGAGCCAGGGGTTCAACCTCCTGGTTAGCGCCCTCATCAAGTCCTGCTTCCAGACCGGCTACTCAGCCACCTGACGGGAGCTGAAGAGATGCCGAAGAATGCACTTCCACATGAGGTGGAGCGCATGGTCCTCACGATGTGTGAGGACCTCGCCACACCCGTCACTCTTGCCGTAGCAATACGTGTGAGGTATGGGTGTTGGGACGATCTCGCGTTGATGCGAGTCGACCCGAAGCACTACGACGACACAGACCCCGACAGATTCTGGCGCGATGCCGTGGCTGTCGATCTGCTGAGGAAGAACCAGGATCTCCCGACGAGTTTCGACCGCGAGGCCGTTGCTCTGAAGAATTTCTGGCATTCCGAACATGAGTGCTTCCGCACCAATCAGCGGCTACTTCCTTTTCTTGGTTTCGGGCTTCTGTCCGAACAAGACGAGGCGATACACCGGATTATCCGGCGGATCGGTAAGAAAGTAGCTGACCTCCTGGGGCCCTGTCCGGATCTTCTGGACGGTCGCTTCGGGCCAGGTGCGACTTATGGCGATCGGGGAAGGTTTACAACCGTTCCTGATAAGATGTCATCTCGACCCACGTTGACGAGAAGCGCGATGTGGTACCTCCTCCCTTGGGGGGGGACCGCGTGGGCTACTGCCTGCGCTAACGCTTCTACAGATCCAGAGTTTGTCCGAGGGAATCGGTTCACCACCGTCCCCAAAGACTGCACCAAGGACCGCGGCATTGCCGTGGAACCTAGTGTAAATCTCTTTTATCAACTAGCCTATGGCCAAGTGATGAAGAGACGACTCTCTGCTGCTGGTCTCGACCAGCAGGATGCGCAAGTTATTCATAGGCGGGTTGCCTGTGAGGCCTCTATCAAGGGCCATCTTGCTACCATCGATCTTTCTAATGCCAGCGATACCGTATGTACCAACCTCGTCGAGTTGGTCGTCCCATCCAGGTGGTTCGAGGTCCTCGCGGATCTCAGAAGCCGGTGTACCGCCGTTGGTAACGGCTGGGTGCACAATGAGAAGTTCTCATCGATGGGTAACGGTTTCACGTTTGAGCTCGAAACGACGATCTTCGCGGCCATTTGCATGGTTGCGATGGAAGACTGTGGAGTCATGCCCTTTCCGGGACAGAATCTCTTTGTCTTCGGGGACGATATCATCGTTCCTTCGGAGTGTGCTCGTAGCGTGATTGCAGTGTTGCGGTACCTTGGGTTCTCGCCTAACGAGAGGAAAACCTTTTCAGAAGGCCCTTTCAGAGAAAGCTGCGGGGGTGACTATTTCAATGGCTCGGCCGTGAGGCCTCACTATTTGGAATCGAACCCCTGTGAAGCTCAAGAGTTTATCGCACTGGCTAACGGCCTCTATCGTGCTGCTTGCGAAGGCGACACGGTTAATGAGAAACGTTTC